CTTTACATGATACTGATTTAGTCCCTATTGTGGACATAGAGGCAATACCGGATACAACTAAGTACATAACAGGGGCGAACCTTAAATCGCAGGTTCTTGCTGGCCACAAGGATTTAACTACAGGTGTTCATGGAGTAGGCACAGAAACTATCAACGACTTATATGACATCGCCTTTTCTCGCTTAATCGTTGTTCCTGCCTATGCTGGTTGGACTGAGAGTACCAGTGGGACAGCCTCCATTACTCAGTCAGTCGGTCAACTTCAATTAGCGTCAGGGGCCACGGATGCCTCTGTTGCTATTTGTTCTGCTGTTTTTGCTGGATATATCGGGGCAGATGAAGAACCGATATATGAGTACGACATCAAACCCAATCATGTGACAGATGTTACGTTCCAGATAGCCCTAGGGAGTGGTGCTGACCCTACTGTATCTAATAAAAACTACATCGGGATTGAGGTCATAAACAATGCCTTGTATGCACTGTCATGTGATGGAACTACAAGGTCAACCCTTGACCTAAGTACGACCTTGAGCGCATGGACTACTTATCGCATAAAGCAGAGATTAGCTAGTGGCGTGTTATACACATGGGTTAGTGCTTCGGCGAAAACAAACAAAACGACTAATCTCCCATCATCGGGTAATATCCCAACCTGGATGTTTAGGTTCACGAACACTGCTGCTGCCAACAAGGCACTATCCACCTATATTCCCAAGGTGGTGTGGAAGGGATAACAAGGAGATTATGAAATATCAATGGTTAGAAGATACGAAGACCTGTACCGACCTAAGTACCGAACTTGGTTGCCAAGTCAAGAGCATCATTCGTGGTGATATTATCGTTGGAGAGGACGGAGACGAACCTATCCTCAGAAGGGGTATTGAGATAGATTTAGAAGGCGAAACGCCAGAGATATTAGCGAAGTTCGACCTTGCTCTACCACTCATACGAGAGGGAGGGAAGAGTCTCCCTGAAGCTGTGCAGGAGAATCTTGACCTTAGCGGCACTCAAAAGGCAGCGTTCAAGCTATCACAACTCTACGGTTTAACACAAGAGCAGTTGGCAACCTACATAGATAACAATGTGACTAATCTGGCAGCGGCAAAAGAGTTTCTCAAGAAGCTGTCGGCAGTTACCTTATGGTTGGTCAAGCAGACGAAACTAGATTCAGGTTAAACAATGGAATGGCTTAAATGCGACCTACATTTTCATACCACAAACTCTGATGGTAAGCATACTCCTGACGAAATGATGGCTGAGTATGTGAGGCAGGGGTTTGATGTGGTTGCTATCACCGACCATGATAAGTGGACTCAGGCTTCTCACGATAAGCTGCTCATAATTCCTGCAACCGAGTTCACTTATGAGCCAAATAATCTTGAGAGGAATATCCTGAAGCACATCTTGATGTACTTCATACACGAGATGCCATACTCCGTAGAAGATGCAAGACATCAGAACGCACTCATCTATGTTGCTCATCCCCTGACGTGGCCTTCTGCCCCTAAGACCTTCCCTAGCGGCATGAACGGCGTAGAAAGCGTCAATGGTATGTACCGAGTTAAGAAGGGCTGTCTCGGCGTTATGATGTGGTCGCGGGAGCAATCTCGCTGGAAGGGCTGGAGACAACTAGGCAATTCCGATGCTCACGACATGGCACACATAGGAGCAGTCTATACAATGGTAAAGGCAGAGAGAACGCTAGACAGTATCAGAACAGCACTATGTGAAGGCGAGGTTAAGATAGTTACAGAATGAAAAGCATAATCTATTTCGTTAAGAAACTGTGGCACGGCGAGTGTCCCGACTGTAAGGTCCTACTCAAAGCGGTCGAAGGTTGGGCACGGTCGGATTGCCCCCAATGCGGCAAACACTTCAAGAGTCTATAAGTTCTTACCTGAAGGAAGACGAATAATGGGCGTTACAATTACGGGATATAAACTCCTCAAGGAAGATGGAGATGTTCTTTTGAAAGAGGACGGTGATGCCTTGTTACTTGAATATGGAACATGGGACATTGGTATAGATGACACCATGGCTACGAGTGATACCTTACTGAAAGGTGTTTCGTTAAGTAAGACAGATGCGGTTTCTATCGCTGATGCGCCCAGCAAGGCCGTGGGACTCATTAAGGCGGACACACTAGCCATCGCCGACACGTTAGTCAAGGCATTCGGGATAGTGAAATCAAGCACTCTGGCAATCACCGACTCACTCTTGAAATCAGTCGGACTGAATAAGGCGGAGACACTAGCGATTTCAGATTCAATCGCCAAAACAGTAAGCCTCGTGAAAACGGATACGGTGGCGATAGCCGATTCCATCATCAAGGCAGTGGGGCTGTTCAAGGCTGACACAGTAACGATTACGGATTCTATTGCGAAGCTGGTTAGCCTAGTCAAAGCCGATACGGTAACGATTTCCGATGTACTCTCCCGGTCAGTGAGTTATATCCGGGCCCTGGCTGATACCGTTACCATAACGGACTCGATAAGCAAGGGCGTGTCGATGGTCAAAGCCGATGCAGTGACCATAGCTGACGCCCTGGAAGGTATTCTAAAAATCAGGGCCTATACCAAGCAGGCGATTGATCGGATGGGAGTCAAGGGAATGCGCATAGCAAAGATGTCGATTAAGAGGATGGGCATAGACAGAATGCCGCTCTATTGGATTATCAGGAGGTGGACAGCATGAGTTTCACATACGTGCTAACTACGGACATTGGCAAGATAAGGCTGAAGATATCCGACAAGGACGCGAGCGATTATCACTTTGAAGATGCCGAACTCACAGCTTTCCTGACTGCTGAGGGATCGGTCAATCTAGCCTCGGCCGCTGCCTTAGAGAGCTGGGCCGCCGCCTATATCCTGAATGCCGATAGTGAAAGCATTGGTGGCTATTCCTACGCTCAGTCAATCAGTAAGAAGATGACGGAACTCGCAACCAAGCTGAGAAAGGATGACGCCACAACGCCAGCCATGGAGTGGGCGGAGCTTGATTTATTGGGAACCGATGAAGGTGATACTTAATGACCTTTGCTACCTTGCTAATCAATACCTGCGATGTAGAGCGCTTCACCGAGGGCGCTGCCGACTCTTATGGCATCCCGGCTAAGACGTGGGCGGTACTCCATGATGATGAACCCTGCCGCCATGTTTCGGGCAAAGGCCGAGAGGTCAGGGTGGGGCAGGAGGTTCATATTATCTACGATGAATTATACGTGGGCGATATCGATGTAACCGTGCAGGACCGGGTGGTGATAGACACCGAAACCTACCAGGTAGTCGATATCTTATTTGCACAGGATGGCGTAGGCAGCCATCACAAGCAACTGTTCCTGGAGATAGTCAAATGAAGATGAGCAGTACGATAGAATTGAACCTCAGAACGGAAGAGGTTGATAGGGAAGTGAGTGAAGCTAACAAGCTCGCTATGCGGGACACCGTTGTGGACGTCGTGCGCGGTGCCGTCAAAGGGTCGCCCTGGGAAACAGGAACCAACCGCAGGTCAATGACTGGCGAAGTCTCAAACATGGGAATGGTAGCCCATGGCGGAGAAGGCAAAATCGAGAGATTAGTCGATGATTCAAAGATAGAGGGAGCCGTATACGGAACTAGTGAATACTCCGGTTTCTTGGAAGTAGGGACTTCTAAAATGCCGGCCCGACCATATATCAAGCCGGCTTTAGACAGGAACTTCACCGCAGAGAAATTCGCACGCAAGGTCAAGGGGCATCTTGAATGAGCTTACCGGATATCAACGCTATCATACGAACGTATTTGACAACGGCATCGACGCTCGCTGATCCGTTCATAGCACTGATCGCTGACAGGATATATTGTCCCCGAGCGCCGGAGAATGCGACCCTGCCGAATGTTACATTCTTCACCCGGGGTGGGCGAGCTACCCCGTATATTCCAGATTTGCCATCTCCCAGCATTCAATTCGACTGCTGGGCGGACGATCCTATTGAGGCCAGGGAGATCTACAGAACGCTCTATGATGCGCTTCAGGGCATCCAGAATGTGGCTGTAGGGAGCAATACTATCTTATCCGCAATAGAGGAAGTTCAGGGGCAGGATTTAGTCGATACGGATATCCCGGGAAGATTCCGGGTCCTATCCTTCTGGGAAATAATCGTCAGATAGGAGGCGTTAATGTGATAAGGAAAACGAGGAAAACCAAGAAACGACCGGGCTTAACACAAGCCGAAATAGAACCTCGCTATCAGGAATTCCTGAAGCGATCAAAGGGAGGTAAATAACGATGGCAAAGACAATAGCAAATGTATTGGTGGGGGTGGCGACTTTATTCGTGCGGCAGCCTAATGATGCCCTGGCGGTGTGGTCTGACACCCATGCCTATGCAGGCACATACGCGGCCAAGCTCTATAAGGGTGGCTCTGGTAATGCCGGCAGCACGCATCTTC